TTGGATAACTAAGTGGTAACTATTGTAACAATAAGTTACTTGACAATAAAAACATACGTAGTATACTTTGTCGTATGACAATAAAAGGAAAATAGAATGGCAATGCAGTTTCAAGGATTTAAACCAGAAGCAATGCAGCGTATTGCAGGTACGTTGGGTTATGATGGTGACATGTCTCAGTTTGATGGGTACTTAGAAAGTAACCCAGAAGCTAAACAAAAGATGGGCATGTATAATCAACAAGCTGTAAGTATGATGAACGGTGGTATGGTACGTATTAATTATGAAGAAGGTGGTACTGTACCCCAAATTAAAAAAGACACCATAGATCGTATGAAAAATCCTTCCCTACCTACTGGAGGTAAGACTACTGCTACAGGTACAGTAGTTCAAGGTGATCAATTAATTTCTTCTGGAACTGGTACTGTATCTGGCCGTGACCCCGAAGGCAAAGTTCAAACAGCGTATGCTAGTTCTGCATCTGCTACTGACCCACGGACACAAAAAGGTTATTTTGGTATTCGAGACTACGCTGCTGGTAGTGAAGGCCAGATCCGTTTTGGTGGTGATCAGCCACGAAGCACAACAGATACTGGTGTATTTAAAACTGACACTGTTAAATCTGGTGACAGTATTGATGATGAGTTAGATAAAACTACAGCAGTAGAAGGTACTGTATCAGACGGTGCAACTGTTGGTGCGGAACAAACTACTGAAAGTTCTGTATCTGACCTTACAACAACAGAAGGTATGTCTATTGATGTAAAAGAAGTTGCAGATCGTAAGATGGAAATTGGTGAAAGGGTTGACCCTGTAGCTGACGCCGCAAGTGCAGCTACATTTACTGAAGAGATACAGGCAGCAACTGCTACACCTACAGAAAAAGCTACAGTAAAGGGACAGCTTGCTGAGTTGATGACAGACTTTGATGGTGGTGAAACACCAGCATGGGCAGCAGGAAGCATGAGAGCCGCTACAGCAGCTATGGCTGCACGTGGGCTAGGTTCTAGTAGCATGGCAGGACAGGCACTCATACAGGCTGCTATGGAGTCTGCGCTACCAATAGCTGCTGCTGATGCAGGAACGTTTGCAAAGTTTGAATCACAGAACTTGTCAAACAAACAGCAACGTGCTATGCTTGCAGCAGAACAACGTGCTGCATTTATGGGTCAAGAGTTTGATCAAAAGTTTCAAGCTAGAGTTGTAAATGCAACTAAGGTTAGTGACATAGCTAACATGAACTTTAATGCAGAGCAACAAGTAGCACTAGAGAATAGTCGTGCAGCTAACTCAGTTAATCTTGCTAACATGGGTAACAGTCAGGCGCTTCTAATGGGTGAGGTAGCAGCTCTTGCAAACTTAGACATGGCTAACTTGAGTAACAGACAACAGGCTGCTGTACAAAACGCACAAACGTTCTTAGCTACAGACATGGCTAACTTAAATAATAAACAACAAACTGAAATGTTTAAAGCACAGTCAAGAACACAGTCTTTGTTTACAGACACTGCTGCAGAAAATGCATCTAAACAATTTAACGCAACTAGCGAAAATCAATCTGATCAATTTTTTGCTAATCTTAAAACTCAAACATCTCAGTTTAATGCTAGTCAACAAAACGCAATGAAACAGTTTAACTCTGGTGAAGCAAACGCTATGAGTAAGTTTAATACAGAACTAGAAAATCAACGTGATCAGTTTAATGCAAGTAACAGTTTAGTAGTCGCTCAATCAAATGCCACATGGCGTAGAGAAGTAGCAACAGCAGGAACTGCAGCAGTTAACAGGGCTAATGAGATTAATGCGCAGAGTGTACTTGACATATCTAATCAAGCCTACTCTAATCTTTGGCAAGAGCATGGTGATCTTATGGAGTACGCATGGACTTCTTCTGAAGGTGAACGTGACAGACAAAACGCAATAACCCTTAGTCACTTAGCCGCAGGTAAAGCAAGAACACAGGCTCAGATGGAAGCTGACTTAGCGTCATCTAATGCAATGGGTGATTTAGTAGGTAACTTAATAGTAGGTTATGCAAAACACAAATGGGGCTGGGGATAATTTTTAATATTTCTAGTTACATTTATATAGGAGAGTAATATGTCGCTACAAGGACAGGGGCTTCAAGCCTACAAAAACTACATGAACAGGGCAATGAAGAAACCCCCTAAAGTAGAGAGCGTTGAGTCGGGAGGTTTAATGAATAGAAGCAAACCCGTAGCAGAAAAAGATAAAAATGTAGACCCTTCAGATTATTTGTTGGAGCAATTTATGCAGTTACAAAAATTAAGAGCAGGTTTAAACAATGGCTGAAGATAATAATCTCTTTGATGCTCCCGTGCCGGGGCAGTCACTTACTGCAGAGTTAGGCGCACGTCCTTGGCAACAACCGCCACAGTATCCTACTGTTGAGGAAGCATTTGAGTTCTATGCAACAAAGCTTACTGATCCAGCAATTAATGATTCGTTACTAGATGCTCTTGAGATGGGTACTCCTGTAGGACCAGTTGCTGAGATACTTGTACAAAGTGGCGCAATGGAAGGTAAGCATAGCATTGATGTGTCAATACTTATATTACCTGTACTAATGGAGTTAATTGCGTACGTTGCTGATGAAGCAGGTATTGAGTACAACATGGGTATGGACATAGACCAAGATGTAATACCCGAAAGTAAAATTGCTTTGGCAGCTTCTAAGATGAAATCTAAAATGCCGCAAGAGGAAGCTGTAGTAGAAGAGGAGCCTATGGTTGAACCAGAAGCTATGCCAGAAGAAAGCCCACAACCTAGTGGTCTTATGTCGAGGAGAATGTAATGGCTTTTAATTTAATGTCTTTCTTAGGTGGTGCTGCTGGTGCAGGTAGTAAAGCATTGGAACAAAAAAGAGCTAGGGAAGAAGCAGAAAAACTAACTAAGGAACAACGCCAGTGGCAGATTGCTACTGAAGGCAGGGCAGATGCAAGGACTAGAAAAGCTAAACGTGATGCTAAAAGAGAAAAAGCATCTGAGATGTTGTCAACCTTAACTTCATTAGGGTACACTGTAGCTCAAGCAGAAGCGGCGGTAGCTGGTGGTGCAGGTTCATTTGAGATATATCAAAGCGTGGGCACTAAGGCATTTGAATCAGGTGAGGATGTAAGCGAATTATTAGAGTTAAATAATAATAGTACTACTGCTGTAAGTAGTACATTAGATGGCTCAACTGCGTTACCTGCTAAGGCGCAAGGTTTAGGTGCGTACAAATGGAATAAAGCAAGTGTAGCTACTTTGTTTGGTACACCCCCAAAGGCAGCAAAAAGTGTAGACCTACAGTTAGCTCAAAACGCAGCAGACCAACTAAAGATTTTACAAGGTCAAGTTACGGAAACGTCTAGTCAAAGAATGGACGCACTAAAAGAAGCGGAAACATTTCTAATAAGTAAACTATCCTCTGTAGCAGAAGCAACACGAGAAGATAAAAGTGCAGAAAGTCCTGTGACGGTTACTAATCATGCTACTTTAGAAACCATAATTACTAAAACTCATGCAGCCCAGACAAAACAGTATGGCTTAGGGTATAATGCAGAAACAAATTTAGAAATTGCATTTGAGGGTAATGAAGGCAGCGGCTATAGTGCGTTATTAAATAGTGTTCACACAATGGAAAATAGTATTGGAAAAATTGGAGATGATTGGGTTAGTACTAGGTTAGCTGAAGAAAGATTAAGCGTTGAACGTGGTTTAAATAGGCATGGAAGAAATATGTTTGAATCTAGTGGTACTGATTCTACAAAAGTAAAACAGTTTGCTACATTTACAGAATACCAAAAGGCTATTACCTCTGGTTTAATTACTAATCAAGGAGAAGTTTCTAGTATTGCTGGTCAGCCTTATATTTATACAGGTGTTCCTAGTGTAACTATAAATGGTGCGCCACCTATATGGAAAGTAATGTATGACATAGGTACAGGTAATAACTAATGGGGTGGGGAGAAACTTTAGACAAAAAACTATCTGACACTGTAGTAGAACCAACTCAGACTGTAGTAGAACCTGCCGTAGTCGCTCCTGTTACTACAGAAGGTGCGGTTTCTTGGGGAGCAACTTTAGATAATGAACCTATATCTGAACCTAAAGTAGAGGATGTAGATAGTCTGGACGAAGCAGAAGGTTTAGAATCAAGGAATACGCCACCTATACCACTAGACACTAACGCCGTTGAACCTGTTAGGAATATGGAAGAACTTAAAAGACTTATAGCCATTGCAGAAGAAGAAATTCTTATTGCAGAAGCTATTCAAGGTAAAGACGTAGGTGGGCGTGATGAAGCAGGTAACTTGCTTCCCGTTGCAAATGAAAACCTAGAATCCGATGACGGGGGCAAAGATGTTCCCGGTGATATAGTAAACAATGAGTTTGTACCTTTTAGTGGGGGCGATTACTCTGGATTTAAACCTACCGTTGAAGCGTTAGCAAGATACATGAACCCTCCTGCCTTTGTAAAAGAGGATGAGAAGGGTAACACTACGGAGTTATCAGATGCAGAAATAGCAACGTTAGGAAAGACATTCGCAAAAGATTTGCTTAACCCAGAGAGCGGGTTCTTTTCTCCCGGCAGAAGTAAGGCTGGGGTATTTGAACAGGGTATGGCCGCTATATTTGATACAGGTGCTTCTGGTACAAAATTTATGATGGGTGTTATGGGTTTAATTGACACAGCGGGAGCGGCTGCTAAGGATACACTTGAGTTAGTTTTAGAAGGACTAGCAGATGATAGCCCCGAAAGAAATATATTTTTAAAAGCAAACATACCCTTACCAATAGGGGACATAAATACTAAAACTATTTACAATGGTATTAAGTCAATGTTACAAGGTCTTACGGGTAATGAAAAAATAGATACGCCAACAAAGATAGTAGATTTAGGCAGTCAGATGGCTATGGCGGGACTTGAATTTGGGGAAACCATAGCTGGGCCTTTAGGCGGCTACTCCCAACTTTTAACTGCTAGATTTTTAAGCGTAAATAATCAAGTAAAATCTGGTATTAACATAAATAAAAAAAATGCTGCTGAATTAAAAGGTGCAATAAGGAATAACGTTGGCGGGGCTAAGTTAGCAGGTAGAGAAACAAGAAATTTACGGCGTGACTTAGCTGCATTAGTTGCAGAACAGAACGTTGAAATAAGAGATAGCTTAATACTAGACTTTGAAAGTAGACTTTCAGGTGAATTAAAAATATCTAAAATGGTAGATGGGCATCTTGTAATAGACGGTGACTTAACTCGTGAGGCAGGTAGGGCAACATTACGTAGGCCCTTTGAAGTTGTTACCGAGGCAGACGGTACTCCTAGTGTAGTTAACGATGCGCTATCTAAGTTGATGGGGTCAGAGGATGGATTTGTATCTCCTGTACTTAACCCAGATAAACTAAACGCTTTGGTAGCTGTAATATCTGAATACAAAATTAGGGCTGGTGACTCCCCAGATAATCCTTTTAACAATCCCAAGGTAAAGCCAATAGATGCTATAGTTTCAGTAACAATTAATAAAGGCATAAAAGAAACTCAAGAGTTAATGGACTCTTTAAATAAGTATGACTTGTCCCTTGAGGATTTTGTGCTTAGTTCTGTTGCCAGTTTCTCTGATGCAGGTAAAATTCTACAGATAGCTAGTCAACTAAAGCGTGTTAGACCTGACGCAGACCTTGCCGCTGCAAATTCTAAAGCCCTTATGGAAGCAGAGGCAGGTATTGCTAATGCTTCACAAAGACTAGAGAACATTAGACGTGGTAGCCTTGTTAGTAAACTAGCTACTGCTGGACGTAACCTTGAATCCTTTGGGGTTAGACTCCCTATGGAAAATCTAATGTCCCTTATGGATGAGGTTGTGTTTAGCTACAATGAAAAAATAACTCTAGGCCCTGAAGCTAAAGGTGGATTTTTAGGTGTAGCTAAAACACTAGGAAAAAAGAGTACTTGGAAGAATAGCTTTAGTGCTTGGGAGTATGCATTTAGTAGACCAGACGTAGCAGATGGCTACATGAAACTTATGCTGGATAACCCACAGTTTACTACTATGTACAACAAGATGTACGACAACTTAAATGAAATACAAAAAGCAGGTGGTCGTGGTTCAGGTACTAAAGTAGATAAGATACTGTCTCCTTTAGAAGACACGGTAGAGATGTTAAACGTTGCAAACAGGTGGCAAGAGAAGCTAACTCGTAACGCTATAGCTATGTCAGAGATAGAGACATTAGTTCGCCGTGAGTGGAAGATAGATTTACGTGACGCTTTAAATGACGGTAAACTTCCTGATATGTTTAATGATGCCTCTACTATACGTCCAGAAGGTGCAAGATCATTCAACGCAATGATGTCAGAAGCTACAGAAAAAGCGTTAAGAGTTACCTACGGCGCACAGCCTGAAGGTGACATAGCTAGGTATATAACACAGGGTTTAACTAGCAAGAAAATGTTTGGGGTGATACCTCTTACTACAATAGTAGCCTTTCCAAGATTTATGTTTGCAAGTATGGAGTTTATGGCAGAGTCTACTGCAGGTGCGGCTGGTCCACTTGTAAGAAAACTAGTTGGCGCTCAAAAGGGGCCAATGACAGCTAAACAACAACGTGCTGTACAAAGAAACTTAGTAGGTGGTGCGGCTATATATGCAGCCTATCTATATCGTAGTTCAGAAAATGCCCCTGCTAAGTACGAAGACGTAAGGATTATGGGTAAAGATGCAGACACTACTACGCAGTTTCCATTGAGGCAGTTCTTGTACGTAGGTGAAGTTGCTAAACAAATAGAGCAAGGAACCTTCTCTGAGTTTTGGGACCCAAAGGCTTTTGCTGAAACGTTTATTGGCTCTTCAATGAGAACTGGTGCAGGTAATATTATAATAGAAGAAATTGCAGCACTGGCTGATGGTATGGACATTAGTAAATCAGAAAAGGCTGCAGAAATAGTAGGTGAATTAATTAGTAACTATGTATCTACGTATTTTGTAGGTCCAAGTCAGGCTACCGACTTTGATAGGATGGTTGGAAGACGCCCTAATAAATTTACAGAGAATCCAAAGGCTGCACCTAAAGGGACGATTGATGCGTTTACAAGGGAGCTACGTAGAGGTCCAGATAGAATGGGTTTAACCGTGTCTGCCCAAACAGAATCTGCTTTACCAACAAAGACTACCGTATTTCCTGAAGATGCTATACGTCCAGACGCATCTTGGAGAGGTCTGTTAGGTATCAGTCTGAAAGATCAGGCTTCAGAAGATCAAGAGTTTGTAACTTCACTGGGTATTCCCGCATGGAAAATGGGTAGTAACTCTGACATAGACACCGTAAAGGTATTTGAGAATGAACAGATAGGAAAGTTTTTACCTCTACTAATTGTTCAGCTAAATAACCGAAGAGATAAGTTAGAAAAGGACTACGACTTAGAACCCGATAGTACTAAAGAAGAAATAACCAAAGAGGCTTACTTGTTATTTAAAACTAAAGGTATCTTTACAGATATAATTAGTAAGTTTAAAGGTAAATTAAAATCTATGTCTGGTGCTGTGGCGGATGACTATTCCTTTAGAGTATCTGCGTTTAACCGTATCCCTAAGAAGTACAGGAGAGAAGCATACGCAGATTGGATAGTTGCTAATGATGGTATTGATCCTGACATTACAGAGATACAAATACTGAAAGACCTTTTAAATAGGGCGCAGCAGGTACAGAAACAAACTCAAAGAATATCAAGTAGAGCTACTAAGGGTATAGGCGGTAGGAGATAATAAGAAAAGGGGGCAATTAAGCCCCCTCTTTTTTTGTCTATCGTGTGTCGCCACTACCACCTATTGTTCCTGCCTTGTGTCTGGCTGATAGCTTCTTCTCATTCATGGCGGCTATCATACCTAGTGTCAGGTTGAGATCAGTTGCTAATGCAGCACAGTACCATAACACATCTCCTATCTCACTAGAGATTTGTTCTCGCCAATCATCTGGCCTACCGTCTGGCCCGTCACGTATGAGTTTCTTAACCTTGTTAGCTACCTCACCTGCCTCACCTGCTAGTCCCAGTGCGGGATACATGATACGGTGTTCGTCAGGATAGATAGCAGTCTTTGCTGCCATTCGTTGATACGCATTAAAATCAGACATGTTGTACTTCTCCTTGAGGAACTGTTCTACTTCTTGTTCTAGCTTCATTATCTTTTACCCGTTTCATGTTATCGAAATAGGCTTTATCAAATCCCCTATTCCACTCACGATACTGCATCGTATCTTTATGGAATGGATTGACATGACGGTTGTACCTGAAACCATCATACCCCATATTGTACTGAACCTTTAAGGGTGCATCGTACTTTCCCAAACCACGTGACGCTCTAGTCTTCTTTATCATAGGATGATCTCCTTATATTAGTTTAATAAGTTTTGCTTGTTTGTAGGGTACGTGATAGAACTGTTCCCCGTTAGTTATGTTTCGTCCCCTTGCTTCCTTTAGTTTGTCTTCCGTTAGTAGAGAACTGTCGATACACCACGCCTTAGATAGATCACCACTAAAGATGTAGAACTTTAGGTTGCTGTGATGCTTACCTAGTAGACGCTTCTTACGTTCAGGTATACGTATTTCTGCCCAGTGAGGCGGCCAATCACCATTCCATGCTGTCTTTACTTCTGCTTCACTGTAGTAAGTGACGTTGCCCTTTTGTGTTATAAGGTCTGCGTCATAAGACTCTGTACTATCTAACAACTCGTGACCCTCTTTGACTAAGTGACTAATGAGCGCCCTCTTAGCTACGTCATCGTACTTGCTATAAAGATTACTTGAGAATGGTTTTCTATACGCTGCGGCCATGTGTGTTACTCCGATTCTGTTTTAGTGGATAAGTTTTCTTTTAGTTTAACTAGTAGTACATTAGCTGCAGTCATCACACTTTGTAGTTGGTAGTTTAACTGAGTCTGTACATTTTTGTTGTAGTTTATTTCTGATAGCATATTCTTTTGCAAGTCAGTGAAGTCATCTGACTCATATTCAATATCGTCTAACGTTACTTTTACCATTTATATTCTCCTTTAGGTTAGTGTAAACACCTCTTACGAGATGTCTACCATTTCACATGAATCACCACTACATGCTAACGTTTGCATTGCATTAGTGTTGTCGTCTTTCTCATGCTCAGACAGCCCAGCCCAATCAATCTTCTTAGGCATAGCCTTTAGTAACACATTGTATACATCCTTGTCTACCTCTTGATAGGGTGCTTGCTGATAACTATGATCTGAGTGTGGCAGAAATGACACACCTGACATCTCATCAAAGTGTTCGTACACAAATGCACCCACTGCCATCCACTCACTGTCCAAAACTGTACAAGTAATACTTGGTTTATGTTCGCACCAGTGGCGTTGATACATTAGCCATGTCTCTAGTTGCTCAATGGCAGTCATGTCGTTACGTGTCACTGAGTTTTTAGGTGACTTAACAGGGAAGCTGAACACTGTAGTAGTGTCAGGCTTCATAACGCATGACTCATGTGGTACGCCTTGGTCTTTCATAAACTGTGTTAGTCCGTCTTTGTTGTCTCCTCTAACGGTTCTAATGTAATAGTTACTATGTCTGGCGTGTATCCCAGAGGCACTGTCAACGAGTTGGGATACGGTTCCGCTTGGCTTAACGCAAGTAATAGCTGTAGATACAGGTATATCAAGTATCCCAGCGTACTCACGGTTAGTATCAACAGCAATTTTTTTAAGGTGTTCAAGAGTTTCACTTAGTCCTTTATTCTTTAGTGTCATCAATGGGTTATCCATTAGCCCAGTTAGTGACACACCCAATAGACGTTCTTCGTCTGTGTTCTTCTGCCATATCTTACGTAGGTATGGAAACTTTGTGAAGCTGGACTGTATAGTACCAAGAATGGTAGCCATACGTACCTTCTCTGATAGTGAGTCAAGGTCATCCGTTGCTCGTACAACTACCTCTGTTAGATTACAAAACTGATATGGTCGTAAAATTATCTCGCTGCAAGGGTTAGTGCCGAACTCAAAGTTAGGGTCACGTCTACCATTCTTAGCTGCTTGTTTCTTAGATGCCTGTCGGTTGAAGATACCACGTTCACCTGACTTACTCTCTACTAATGAGATCCATTCACGCATGAATGTCTCCATGTCTGGCTTCTCTGTGTAGCATACGGAGTTGTTAGCTAACGCACGATGTGCTGCACCATCCCACCAGTTGCCTGACTTAGCGTGACGCATACGATCATCTGATAGATTACTTAATGAAATCATAGCACTGCGGCGTACACCACCAACAACTACGATCTGACCAATGAAGCACATAAGATCGTGGCACTCCATGCTTGATAGCATACGTCCTTGTGCAGTCTTAAATGTTGACACAGCAAAGTGAAACAACTCTACAAGAGGTGCAGGTCCACTTGCTCTACCGCCAAATGTCTTGAGCCTTGCACCCGCTGGACGTACTTGGCTTACGTCCCACTTAGGTATCTCACCTGCCCACAGTAGTGCAAGTACCTGACGTAGTGCCTTAGCCCAACCTTCTTTGCTGTCTTTAACTACTACCGTTGTCTCACTAACGTACAACTCAGGTACTTCTGGTAGCTTGCTGATGAACTGACGCTCAACACTGAAGCCTACACCAGTGCCACAGAGAAGGATGTACATAGCCTCATCGAATGACTTAGGGTCATCTACTGGTAAGTAGCTACAGTTAAACCCTGCGGTGTTGTCACGATCAAGTGCTGGCCCAGCCGACATCATTGCCCTCATAGATGGCATAACGTCTAAGCTAAGGATGGCGTCCTCAATCTTGCTTACTTGCGCACTAGGTATTGCCGCTATCTTACGTACTACGTTATCTATGTAGCGTCCTACTGTCTCTGACCACGATTCCCTGCGGCCTTCTTTGTCCAACCAACGTGCATACCGTGAGGTATGTATGAAGGCTTGATAGTCTGTTGGTAAAAAGTTATTCATGTGTATCTACTCCGTTATTGTTTTAATTGATTTAATCGTCATACCATCTACATCGTAGATAAATTCTTGTAGCACGTCCCTAATTTCATCGTTAATAAAATGGTCTGCTGGCATTTGATACTCCTTCTCGTCTATGTTAAGGGTTAAGAATACTTTAACTAACATCTTGATCTTCTATCAATACGTTAAGATACCACTCTGCTTTCTTCAAATCTTCCAGACCATTCTTGTACTTGTACCGCCACAGATATTTCATAATGTTACCCTGCAAGTAGTACGAGAAACCTTCTTCTCCTGTTGCTGCACGAATGGCATCAATACATTCTACACCTGCAAAGTTGTAGTGTGACGGTGAGTTTACCATGTCATCATCTCTTTCTAGTTCATTGGCTGCATCTGAAACTTTTGTTCCATTCATTTCTTACCCCCCTTTTGTTTGAAGTTAACATTGATTACATTCTCTTCTACGCTGGCTACTATAGTCTCTGGTGTTTCGTCCTCAACTCTCTCTACTATACTGGTTAGTGTGTCACGAACATAATCATCTTCTTCCATAGCTGGTACTGCTGCACATACCATCTTGGTTATGCCCATAAGGTTGTAATGATCTTCGTCAGTCATATCGTTTTCATCTGTAGTAACAGTACCCACTAGCAACTCACCTGTCCAGTTACCTGCGTCATCTACGTAAGGAGACAACCTAATAATGTAATCATTAGCATTGAAGTCCAAGAATATTCTATCTTCTACCATAAGTGTCATCTCCTTTTTACCTTTTTATATGGGCAGTGTATCAACGATGGATGCATGTCTTTACCCTTTTCTTCTAACCATTCGAGGGGAATGATCCTGTCGTGATACTTTATACCATTCTTTTCACACCATTGTCCATAGCTACTTTTAGCTCCCTTACTTAATTTCTTTTTACTACTTGTAAATACAAATCGTATGTCTAACTTAGGGTGCTGTGCCTTAACTGCTAAATGTTTACGCCTGTCATCCGCTGAGAATAATCCTTTTGTCTCAACTATTATACCGTTCTTCAGTACGAAGTCTGGAGTATAGGTGCGGTACATGAGGTCTTCCCATTCAATCTTGACTTCCTCATACTTGAACGGCATATTATGTTCAATGAGATAGTCTTTTGTTCTGACCTCTAGTCCACTCCTATATCCATGCTTCATGGCGGCAGAGAATTGATGTGCCTTCATGGTACTAAAAGTCCCCTACTTTAAGGGTAGAGTACTCACCCCAACCAGTATCAAACACACCTGTTTTGTTTGCTTCCGCAATGTACGCCAGCGTTTCTTCTACCTTCTCTGTAGCAACCTTTAATAACTCAGGGCTTACCTTGTGCAAGTGAGCAACGTAAGGGGCAGTCTTTTCTACAGCTATGAAGCTAAAGTCTGTAGCTTTAATGCCAGCTTTTTTACAGGTCAGTACGTAGAAAGCAGCTTGTATGTGATACATGTACTTTCCTACCTGCTCTGCAAAACCTTTTGGTGATGCATCAATGGTAGTCTTTATGTCGTATAGATGACCTGTCTCTGCTATGTACAAGTCGGGTCTTGTTTTTAAAT